GTCCTGGGTCCTTTGTTCGACGGGTTTTACCCGGTCCTTCCTGATGGATCATGGGATAACTTCTTGGCCGCCTTTAACAAGCGGTGCAATTATGTCGATAATGGGCAGGCTCACCCCTCCGTTATCAAGTCTTCCCTCCATCTCTTACACCAGGTCCTACCTTGGCACCTTCCTGAAATCCACTGGAACCTCGAACTCTTTGATGCCTGGGTGGAGAAATATCCACCCGAGAAACAGGCTCGTATGCGCGCTGCAATAGACACGTTTAGCAGGTACTCTGCTGGCGAGTTTGCCAATAAGGAAATCTTCACGAAAGTGGAGCTTCTCCTCAAGCGCCACAAGCCTGACTGGGCTGGACGCATTGTTAACAAGTCTTCGGACTTGCACAATGCTTTGTCTGGCCCAATCATCACTGAGTGTCTCAATCGTCTCAAAAAGGTGTTGGAATGTTCACGCTCGCAAGGCATGGACGTTTCATACACCTTGGCATATAAAGGCGATGAAGACGACATGACGGAAAAAATGGGGGTTAAAGGAACATACATTGAATGTGACTTTTCCGAAAATGATATGCGTCAGTGTTCGACTGTCGTGGAAATAGAAGGTATGTGGATGACTCAATTAGGCTCTCCGGCTTGGTTGGTTCATTCGCATCGTCGTGCCAACGTTTACCGTGCCTTCAGTAGGAAGCACTGTACTTCGGCTGGTATCAAGAATCAATTACCTTCTGGATCTACTTCGACGACATTTCGCAATTCTATTTGGAATATGTCTATATTTCATACGTTTGCGCTTAAGCATAAGGTTAAAGCGCGAGTTCTCATTTTGGGTGATGATATGCTAGCTAGGATTTTGAATAGGCTCTTTAAGCGGGCTGGAAGAGAGTACGAGTATATTTGCAAATTGGCGAGGATGAAGTCCAAAGTCAAGATACACAAATATATCGCCTCGTGCGAGTTTCTGTCGCGCAACTTTGTGCCATGTGACACCGGATCACAGTTTGTTCCTAAGTTGGGGAAAGCCTTGGCGCGTTTTAACGCCAGGGCCAACAACAACTCTGGAGTAAGTGACGAGGAGTACATGGCTGGAAAAGCCTTATCTTATGCGTATGAGTTCCGCCATGTGGAACAAATCGCTACCCACTTCCTTGTTAAATGTCACCAACAGGGGGTTAATCTTAAGGAACTCAAGCGGGAAACCCT